CCTTTACACCGACGCTCCCGCCGGAGGCGAAGCGGACTCGATTGAGCCGCTCGACGAAATTGAACTCGACCGCAATCTCCTGCTGACCATGCCGAGCGGCTGGAAAATGAGTCAGCTCGAGGCCGAGCAGCCTTCGGCGTCGTACGCAGAGTTCAAGAGAGAGATTCTCAACGAGATCGCCCGTTGTTTGAATATGCCGTTCAACATCGCTGCCGGGAATTCGTCGGGCTACAACTACGCCTCCGGTCGCCTCGATCACCAGACGTATTTCAAATCCATTCGGGTCAACCAGGCCCACATTGAGTGCGTCGTGCTCGACCGCATTCTGGCTGCCTGGTTCGACGAGGCTGTATTGCTGCCCGGACTGCTGTCTGCCGGACTTGGGCCCATCGCCGACTGGCCACATCAGTGGTTCTGGGACGGCCACGAGCATGTGGACCCAGCCAAAGAAGCCAACGCGCAAGCGACTCGTCTGGCATCGCATACGACGACGCTCGCGGATGAGTACGCCCGCAAAGGGCAGGACTGGGAAACCCAGCTCCGCCAGCGATCCAAAGAACTCCAGCTGATGAGCGAGCTCGGTCTCGCTGTTGCTTCACCCACTCCCCCGGAGGACGACGCGGATGTCGACCAAGACGAAGAAACCCCGGTCAGCGCCGAATGACTCGCCCACGCTGCCCGCTCCCCTGAATCTCACGGCCACTGCGCACATCGAATTGGAAGCTGCCGGTGATGGTGAGATCGGTGGGCTGCCGCGATTTCAGATGGTGGCCTACACCGGGGGACCGATGCGGATTGCCGGCTGGAAGTTTCCGGTCGTCATTGATCTGGCCGGCATGTCGATCCCCGCGCAGTCACGGCCGATTCGGTTCGGACACGACCCGCTCTCCGGTGTGGGGCACACCGACAGTATCCGGGTGGAGCAGGGAAAGCTGATGGCGGCGGGTGTCGTGTCGCGCGACACGGCGGCTGCCCGCGAAGTGGTGTCCAGCTCGAAGAACGGATTTCCTTGGCAGGCTTCGGTCGGAGCCAGCGTGGATGAGTTTGAATTCATCAAAGGCCAACAGCAGGTGACGGTCAACGGTCGCCAGTACGCCGGTCCGCTCAATGTCGTTCGCAAGTCGACGCTCGGTGAAATCAGTTTTGTGGACCTCGGCGCGGATGGGGAAACCACCGCGAGTGTCGCCGCCAGTGCGGCTCAGGAATCAGGAGACCCCGACGTGAACGACCATGACAACAGCAGCACGGACGAACCGACAGCGCCCACTCCTCCGGCGAACACGCCCGCTGCGTCGGCAACGGTCTCCGGTGCCGCCACGGTGAATGATATTCGAGCCGAAGCGGCCGCCGAAATTGAACGGATCGCATCCGTCCGGCGGATCTGTGCTGGAAGGAACACTCAGATTGAAGCCCGGGCAATCCGTGAAGGCTGGGATTCCCAAAAGACCGAACTGGAAGTGCTGCGGGCCACGCGGCCGACGGCACCCGCAGCACACGTCCCGGACAACACGATTAACGGCAACGTGCTGGAAGCGGCCTGTCTGCTGACCGCCAAAGCTGCCAATGTCGAAGAGGCCTACGATCCACAGACGCTGGACCTGGCCTCCCGCCGGTTCCGTGGCGGGATTGGACTGCAGGAACTGCTGCTCGAAGCAGCGTGGGCGAATGGTTACAGCGGACGAAACTTCCGAGACAGCCGCGAGGTGCTGCGGTTTGCCTTCGGCCGAGGGATCGAAGCGGCCGCCTATTCGACGATCGACATCAGCGGCATTCTCTCAAACGTCGCCAATAAGTTCCTGCTGGAGGGATTCTTCAGTGTGGAGCGGACGTGGCGGAACATCTGCGCGGTTCGCAATGTGAGCGACTTTAAGACGGTGACGAGCTACCGGCTGATCGGGACCGATCAGTACGAACTGGTCGCCCCTGGCGGTGAGCTCAAGCACGGCACGCTGGGCAGCGAGCAGTACACGAACAAGGCCGACACGTACGGCCTGATGCTGGCAATCGATCGCCGGGACATCATCAACGATGACCTTGGTGCGATCACCACCGTGCCTCGCAAACTGGGTCGCGGCTCCGGCCTGAAGATCAACGACGTGTTCTGGACGACGTTCCTTGCGAACACCTCGTTCTTCACCGCCGGCAACAACAACTACCTGACCGGAGCTGACACGTTGCTGTCGATTGACGGCCTGACCAAGGCGGAAGTCGCCTTCATGGATCAGGTCGATGCCGACGGTAAACCGATCGGCATCCTGCCGGCATTGATGCTGGTTCCGACGGCACTCTCAGCTGTTGGTTCGCAACTCTTCAAGTCGATGGAGCTGCGGGACACATCGTCCAGCACGAAGTACCCGATCTCCAACCCGCATCAGGGCAAGTTCCGCGTCGAAGTCAGCCGGTATCTGGCCAACTCCAGCTACACCGGCAACTCGGCCAAGGCGTGGTACCTGTTCGCGGAACCAACCGACCTGCCTGTGATCGAGGTTGCGTTCCTCAACGGGCAGGAGGCTCCCACCATCGAAACAGCCGACGCCGACTTCAACCAGCTCGGTGTGCAGATGCGGGGCTATCACGACTTCGGCGTCGCCCTGCAGGATTCTCGCGGCGGCGTGAAGAGCAAAGGCGAAGCCTGATCCGCATTCCAACTGATCCATTTTCCTTCAGGAGTAACCAGACATGGCCGTGGCCACCTTCATTCAGGACGGAGCATCGATTGACTACACGCCGGGGTCCGCTGTCGCGGCCGGTGACGTGGTTGTGCTTGCCGATCTGATCGGGATCGCCAAGCGTCCCATCGCGGCGAACGAACTTGGAGTCCTGTCGGTCGATGGCGTCTTCGATCTTCCGAAGGCAACCGGCGTGGGAACCGCGATCGCCGCCGGTGCGATCGTCTATTGGGACGTCGGCGACAGCGAAGCCAAGGAAGACTCCGAAACCGGAGCCAACAAACAGCTCGGCAAAACGATCGCGGCTGCCGGCGACAACGACGCCACCGTCCGGGTCCGCCTCAGTCAGTAATGGAGACGCTCGTGAACCTTCTCGAACAAGCTTCGAACTGGCTGGAAGACCAGCGGACCGAGCATGCGACGAACACTGTCACCTACCAGCGGGGGAACGACACGGTGGCCGTTTCCGCTTCAATCGGGCGCACCATCTTCGAAGTCGACAACGGGTTTGGCGTGGTGGAACGGACGGAGTCCCGCGACTTCCTCGTGCTCGCGGACGATCTCGTGCTCGGCGGGGCAAGGACGCTCCCCGAGCGCGGCGATCGTGTGCGGGAAACACAGGGGACCACCACGTTCGTTTACGAAGTCATGGCTCCGGGGAAGGAGCCGCACTGGCGATACAGCGACCCGCATCGCAAGACGCTGCGGATTCACACGAAACATGTGGCAACGGAGACCGTGTAGTGGCCGTGATCACCGACATCGCCGACGCCGTCGCGGCTGAGATCAATGCAGGCTCGTTCAGCCAGTCGGTCTCCGCCACACGCGAGTATCTGCCGGCCTTCGAGCTGGCCGACATGCAGCAGCTGCGCGTCACGGTGGTACCAAAGTCGCTCACCACACTGCCCGGAGGCCGAGCCCACAACCAGCATGACTTCGCCATCGACGTAGCCGTGCAGAAAAAACTCGACACGGCTGACAACAGCGAGATTGACGACCTGATGACGCTGGTCGACGAACTCGCCGATCACCTGCGTTTCAAGCGACTTACCGACTATCCCAACGCCGTCTGGCTAAAGACCGAAAACCAGCCGGTCTACGCACAGGAACATCTGCAGGAACTGCGGCAGTTCACCAGCATCCTGACCTTCACGTTCCGGGTGATGAGGTGACGCCATGATCGGGATGAAGATTGATCAGGCGAAAGGGCTCTTCTTCGACCGGGCGGCGGTGACTTCCGCCGCGGACCGAGCTCAGCGCCGCGTGCTGTCGCGGTTCGGGGCGTTCGTTCGCCGCGGGGCTCGATCGAGTATTCGCAAACGCAAAGCGGTTTCACAGCCCGGTTCGCCACCATCGAGCCACACCGGACTGCTGAAGAGAAATATTTTCTTCGTGTACGAGCCGCTCCACTCAAACGTGATCATCGGCCCGATTCTGCTCAACAGCAAAGCGACCGATGCGCCGGCGCTGCTGGAACATGGCGGACGTGTCACGGGACGGCGACGGAAGAATCGCGTCCGCATGACTTACAGACCCCGGCCCTTCATGGGACCGGCCTTTGAACGGGAGACACCGAAGCTGCCCGCCATGTGGCGGGACTCGGTGCGGTGAAGGAACAACACATGGGAGACATCAGTGAGACCAACGGCAAACCGCACGGCCACGTCAACGGCTACATCGTTGTGCCGAAGTGGTTCGTGTCGTTCCTCAGTTTCGTGACGTCGGTCGTGTTCGTCGGCGCGGTCCTCTGGGCCTGGTCGATTTCGAACGACGTCAGCGCGATCAAGGCTGAACTGAATGCGGCCAACGAATTCCGCTCAGCGGAAATGGACAACCTGCGACGACGGCTCGACCGGCACGACATGCTGTTCGACCGCGTTCTTGAGCGACTCTCGCCCCTGGAGAAATGACATTCATGGACGACTTCCAACCTCTCGATCTGCTGGCGTGCTACGGCACCGATGCGACAGCCCGGGCGATCACCTGGCTGACGGCGTCGGCGCTTGCGCCGCGGCGATTGAGGTTGGGTCCATCACACGTGGCCGTCATCTGCAAACACCACGACTCGCCACTCTGGCTCGAATCGACCACACTCTGTCCGCATCCCTGTGCCGTACTCGGATTCAAAATCGATGGCGTGCAGGCGCATCTTCCGGAACTGCGGATTCACGACTATGTGAATGCGGGTGGTCACGTTGATGTCTACCGACCGTCTGCCGTCGATTGCCTGTCGCAAATCGAATCCGAACTACTCTCGAAGATTCTCGTCAGGCACTTCATCGGGCAGCGGGTCACCTATGACCTCGGCGGAGCACTGCTCTCGGGCACGCGGCTGTTCAAACGGACGCGGCTGCTGCCGGCAGCCGATCTCAATGAACTGTTCTGCTCCGAGCTCGTGGCCAAGGTGCTGATGCGGCTGGGACGGCTCAATCGAGCCAACCCGACCCGATACAACCCGGCCTGTTTACTGAGACAGGTGGTGCGCGAAGGCACGTTTCAGTTTGAGCGGTCCTACTCTCCGGGGGTGACCGCATGCTGAAACTGATTGCATCACTATTGGTGATTCTCTGGACGACATCGGCGCACGGTGATGTTGCGGATGCCGTCGTGATGGTTGATGGCTGCAGCGGCGTCTGCGTCGATCCGGCGGGACTCGTGCTGACGGTGAAGCACTGCAATCTGCCGGAGACCGTCACCGTGCGGTTCAAAGAACGATCGGTCACGGCCACGCGGATTTACGTCTGCCGCGAGATGGAAGGCCCGGTGGTCTATGACTGCGAAGGCGACGGCTATCCGCATCTGCCGGTGTCCGGGAGTGCTCCGCGCATCGGGGAACGACTCTGGTCCTACGGCTATCCGCACATCAACAACCGGCGTGAACTCCGCTGGGCCAACGGGCCCCTGCTGCGCTGGAGCACGTTCGAATACGGCGGCGGTTCATTTAATGGCAACGTCGTCCGATTTGGTACCTGCCCTGGCTGGAGCGGTGGTCCACTGCTGAATGCCAAGGGAGAAGTCTGCGGTCTGCTCAACAGCACGGATTGCAGGACGAGTGTGTTCGTCTCGTCCGCGTCCGTGCGCGATGCTTATGCCACCACGCGACCGCGTGTGGAACCCACGCAGCCCGCCATCGCCGATGGTCGTCCGAAGCTGTACGTGTTCGGTTCGATGAGCTGCACGCCGTGCCGGCGTTTCAAAGACGATTACGGCACAGGCTCGGACCTGCGCCGGACTCTGGACGCGACCTTTGCCGTTGAGTTTGTGGACATCAACAAACAGGCGGACCTGGCACAGCGATTTGGCGTCAGCGAAGTCCCGACGTTCCTCGTTCCGGGTCGCGATCCGATCGTCGGTTACGAGGGGGCAGACCAGTTGCTGATTGCGCTCGGCCTGCGGCGGGAGATTGGCAGTCGGCATCCCCCGCAGCGACAGGTTGCTCCGACCGATCCGAAACCCGTCGTTGTTCCACCCACCGCCACGACTCCCGAAACACCGCCAGTACCCGAGACGCTGGCAACTCAGTCAGAGCCGGCGCCGGTCAGCACACCCGTCGCAACCTCGGAACCAGCAGCACCAAACAGCGACGCTATGGATCGAATGAGCGGGCTGGTCGAGAAAGCAGTCACGCTGGCCACATGGCTCGGTGTGGGAGGCATGACAGGCGGAGCCGGTGGTCTGGTTCTCGGTGGAATTGCCCTGTGGCGAACACTTCGTAAACGCAAACGTCGCGAACGCACGGGCCGAGATCCGCCTCGTGCGGAACCGCCGCCGATGGTGACGGTCGATTCTCCGCCGCCACCGCAGGCGATCGTGCCCGAAACGCGGTTCGCTCCCTACGAGCGGGACACGTTCGCGGAAGCCTTCGCCTGGTCGGAAGCCGAACTCGCCCGCAAGTACCCCGGCTCGGTTGGCACGCTCGAATCCCTGCGGGGCCTCATTGATCAATATCTCGCGGCCAAGGGCGTCAAACGCTCATCCGCTCGTCCCTGACAAAGGAAACTCTCATGAACGGACACGATGCATTTCTTTGGTACAACGTCGGGGACTGGGGCCGGTTTGGACTGGCCGTGCCCAACTTCTCTGACGACACGCAGTCGCAGAACGACACGATCCGCTACCTCACCGATGTGATGGGCCGCAACCTGCAGGCGATCCTGTGGCATCCCGATGCCAACCTGCGGACGCCGCCCTCGATCAACACACTGACCCGCATCCACAAACTCTGCACACGGGCACGATCAATCCTCGCCGCCCGCGCGGTGCCGGCGGCAACACTCAATATGGAACCGGCGCACGCACTGCCGGCCCCCGAGGAGTTTCTTGTCTATCCGACGCCGTACTTCAAAGTCCGCAATCAGTGGCTCAAACAGTACGCCGGCCTGATTTTGCTCTCGCTTACCGAATCGATGCAGCATCAGGAGAACGCAA